AATATAGATAATGCAGTTGTATCTCTATATGGAATTGCAGAAAGTTAGATTATGGCAGGTAATTTAGAATTTATAAAATCTGCTAGTGGAACTTCTGTTAGTTCATTAGATGTTACAGATTGTTTTAGTGCTGATTATGATGTGTATTATATTTCTATTACCAAAATAGACCAATCAGCAACAGGAACAGCTATAAGATATAGATTTTTAGATAGTTCTAATACTGCTATAACAAGTGCAAGTTATGACCAAGCAACTTTAGTTATGAAATCAAATACAACTTTTTCTGAAAGTAGAGGAACAAATGCAACTTATGGATTTGGTGCAGTAGGTTATGGAATTAGAGATGCAGAAGATGGAGTAGGTGCAAGTATTTATGTTTATAATCCTTATGACAGTTCCTCTTATAGTTTTGTTTCTGCACAAAATAGTTTTATTGTTGTTGCAGGAACAACTTTAGAGGGATATAAAAATATTGGTGTTTTAAAATCTGCACAACAATGTAATGGTATTCAATTTTTAAATGAAGCAGGAAGTTTTGACAATATAACAGTTAATGTATATGGAGTTAAATAATGGCAGGTAGCTTAATAAAAATAGATGAAGAAATAGTTACATCAGCAGTAGCAAGTGTAACTTTAACAGGTATTGATAGCACTTATGATGTGTATATGGTTAGATTTAACAATGTTATTGGAACTTCAGGTAATAACAATTTAGAAGTAAGAGTTACAGAAAGTGGAACACCAAACACAACTTCTAATTATGATTTTGCACATAAAGAATTAGATGCAACAGGTGCTTTTGATAATAGAAGTGCAACAAATTCAGACCATTTTCAAGTAAATATTCAAGTTGGTAATGATCCCTTATTTAATGAACAAAGTAATGGAGTTATGTATATATTCAATGCAAACAATAGTGGGGAATATACTTTTTTAACTTATGAAACAGTTTTCTTAAATCCATTTTCAGGTGGTTTGTATGGTAGTCAGGGTGGTGGAGTATTTACTTCAGCTAGTACAGTTGATGGACTAAATATATTTTTTTCAACAGGCAATATTGATAATGGAAATTTTGTTATGTATGGTTTATCTAAATAGAATATGGTTTAAAGAAGTAAGTATAAGAAATATATAGTAAGATAGGAGAGATATGGCAACATTAGAAGAACTAACAGTAGAGGCAACAGCAGAGATTGAAGCTGCAAAGCCTTTGTACAAGCAAGTTAATAATGAAAGACTTGAATTTTCTGCTAGTGATTATGACCAAGCTATAATAGACCTTGCTAATAGCAAATGGAATGACCAACAGTTTGGTTATATCCAAGCTAGACAAGAAGCGTATGGTTCTATTGCAGACCAGTTAGATATGATGTACTGGGATAATGTCAATGGAACTACCACTTGGAAAGACCATATAGCCCAAGTTAAATCTGATAATCCAAAACCTGAGTAATTGACTAAGCTACAGGATATGCGAGAAATCGCATTAGAACGAGCTAACAATCGTTGTGAGTGGGCAGATTGTATCAATTATGACCAAAGACTTGAAATGGCACACCTAATTGATATTGGTATGGGTGGATCTAAAACACGCAAATATGATATAGAAAATGTTGCTATGTTATGTAAACTACATCACGATTTATATGATGGTCGTTCATTATCATTAGCAAAAAAAGAATACAGAGCATTATTAAAAGGTTATTTAGATTTAAAAAGATAATCGTATGATACAATCGTAGTTATGGACTTCGTAATAGGATTTTTATTAGGTTATTTTTTAAAAGAGATTGTATCTTATCTTAAAAGACTAAGTCAATGGGATTGGGATAATCGTAAATCTTGGGATAAAGAATGGGATTGGATAACACCTATCCAGGAAGATGATCTGCCATAATGTCTGAATCAAATGGTAATGGGTTTACCACTAAGCAATATTTAGAACTCATTAAAGAAGGACAGGCAGAATTGAAATCAGAATTAAAAAATATTAATCAACGCATTGATGTATTACACGAGAAAGTCAATGCAAAAATAGACAAGTCAGAATTTTATAAAACACTTCTACTAATAGCAACAGTAGTTTCGTTAGTTGGTGTATTCACATTAGGAAGTTAAATGGCAACATTAAAGATAGACACAAAAACACTAGCACCAATAGTTATAACAGCTTTGCTTAGTGCATTTGGTTGGGTATTCAACTCGATAGAAGAAATTAAATCACATCAGAACGCTTGTGATGCTATGGTATTAGAGATGAATAGTGAACTTGATATGTTAGAAAGTAACTTTACTGAATTACTTTTTAAATTAAATGGCTAAGATATGTGTATGGTAAAACAAAAAGAAGATGGTTCGTTTGTGCAGATATGTAACTGCAAGAATGGAAGTGGTAATTGTGAAAATAATAAGCAGAGATAGTTGGGGAGCTAAACCTAACAAGACAAAGTTTAGTAAACTAGGAGAAGTAAAAGGTTTAGTGGTGCATTGGTCTGCATATCCTGTAGCTATAGGTAACCAAGCAGAGATGGATCAATTAAAACAAATACAACGACTTCATCAAGTTGATAGAGGTTGGAACGATATAGCATATAATTTTTTAGTAGGAGATACAGGACAGATTTATGAAGGTAGAGGATTTGGAAACAGAAGTGCAGCACAAGGTGGTAACAGTAGGCAAGAAATTAATTACAATAACAAGCATTATGTTGCTGTGTGTTGGCTTGGTGGCTCAAAACCTGCCGACCAACCTTCTGCTGAAGCTCGTGCAGCCATTTCTTGGCTCTACGAACAAGTAGGTGGTGAGCTTAGACCTCATAGTTCTTTCAAACAAACTGATTGTCCAGGAGATGCTTGGCGACAATGGATTATAGAGAAAAAAACAGCAACTATAGATGAACTAAAGAAAGCTACAAACATAACTGCTGAAGATTTATCAAATGCAAGTAGTCCAGATATGGTACACCCACAGTTTATTCAAAAGAAATTAGACATAATAATTGCTAAACTAGAGAATATAGAAAACAAATTAAAGTTAGGAAGAATAATACAATGAGTGATGAATTAAAAGATATGTTAGAGAGAGCCTTATGGACATTTATTGAGGCGTTCCTATCTGCTTTAGTCATAAGCCCAATGGCTGGTATTGAAGCTAACGCACTACAAATTGCAGCTATTGCAGGTGGTGGAGCAGCTTTATCAGTAATCAAAACATTCGCTAAGAAAAAAATTAGTTAATAGAAATAGTCTTATCTATTGTCTATACTAAGCCTTAACAGAAAGGCTGCGTATGACAGACAAAAAAGACTTAGGAAATAATTACTTTCGTTCTGGTTGGCAACCATCAGCAGAGTTTGATGAGCAAACAGGACTAGGTGAAATCACACACATTGGAACTGACCCCAATTATAAATCTAAATTTGATGATATATTGCGTGAATGGGGGTTTGATCCTCGTTATTATGAGATAGATGGTAAGGTCAAAGCATCATCTTGGAACGCACAACTAAAAGGTGGACAAGTTGAAACCTTTTATGCGTTTAAAGGTGTTGTTAGAAAAAAACATCCTGCTCGTGATGAGTGGTTTAAAGTCTTATTAAAAGAAATATCAAAGAAAAAACCTCTTAAAAAGAAAAACATTACTAGCAAACAAGCGTTCATATGGTGTATGAGTGATTGGCAACTAGGAAAAGATGACTATGGAGTAGAAAATACCCTTAAACGCTACGATTTGGCACTTCAGAGAGGAGTAGAGCAGGTTAAGGCACTAGGTGGCGTAGATGAAATTTATTTGCTTTCTATGGGCGATTTAACAGAAGGTTGTTATGGATTTTACGACTCACAACCCTTCAATATTTCTCTCACACTCCAACAGCAGTATCATCTAGCAAGAAAACTAATTATGAAAACTGTTGATACATTTTTACCATATGCAAACAAGATAACTTTGTCTGGAGTACCTGCTAACCACGGAGAAATGTCAAGAAGTGGTAAAGGACAGGTCGTTACCAACAGATTAGATAACTCTGACACTATGCACATAGAGATTTGTGGTGAGATTATGGAACAAAACCCACGATATAAAAAAGTATCTGTATCTATACCAGATGGTTTTCATCACACACTAGAAATTAAAGGACAGACACTAGCTTTTAGCCACGGACATATGCACTCTGGGGGATCAGGACCAGAAGGTAAGATAATGAAGTGGTGGCAAGGACAAATGTTTGGTCATTTACCAGCAGGAGAAGCTGACATATTAGTTACAGGACATTTTCATCACCCTCGTATGATGCAACAAGGAGATAGAACTTGGTTTCAATGTCCTAGTATTGATGCAAGTACAGACTTTACTGCACGAACTGGTATGTGGAGTAAACCTGGTGTGTTATGTTTTACAGTTAATAAAGATGGTTGGGATAACTACAGAATAGTTTAGACACAATCCTCTATCTCGTGTGCCATACAACCTACACAACGACCATCATAATTTAATGTTGTTTGTGGTACTTCGCCACACTCTATACATCTAGGATAATCTTTGCTATCTGGACTACTCATTCTTCCTCTTGTGTGCTAGTAAGTATTTGTATGTTAGGAAGTATTGCAAGTAATTGCTGTTGTCCAGTAGGTAACAATATACTTTTACCCATAAATAAAGGCACTTCCTTTTCATTTCTTCTGTTTAATAATTCTGCAATCAACATACCTTCTGTTGCTTTGCTTAACATTACATCAATCATTCTTTCTCCTATATATTTTTTCTTTGTACTTTCTTATGTAAAATAATGGTCTAAACAATATTATTTTTTTTATCATTCTTTCTCCTTTATATATTCTAATATTTGTTTACCTACTTTTGGGTGAACACAATTTCTTAATACTTGTGCTGGATCGTGATTACCTTTATAATATATATTTTTATCATATTGTATTCCAAGCCAGTCTTTAAGTTGTTGTAATTGTTCTTTGTTACTAAGTTTTATAAAATTTTGTGGACTTTTAATTTCTTCAGCTACAAATTCAAAATTACTCCAAAACAAATGCCTTCCAATTTTTTGGCCAGGTTTTATTAATGGCTCATAATAAGGAATTACATTCTCTACAAGCCAATAAGATTTACAAAAATTTTTTAAAAATATAATTTCTTCATACAATTTTAAGTCAGGATATTTTCTTACCTTATGTCTAGTTGCTTTAACCATTCTTGAATGACTTTGACAAGGTGGACTTGACCATATAAAATCATAATTTTCATAATTATTTAATAAATAATTGTGTGCATCATCAACAATAACATTATCATTTGGATAAAATTCTTTATATTGATTTGCTATTTTCTCATCATTTTCTACAGCAGTAACCTCTACATTTTTCCATAATTTTCTATTACCACCTAAACCTGCATACAAATTTAATACTTTCATTTGTGTACCTTTGCATTTCCTTCGTATAAAAATCCTACTATCTTTGGTATAACATTGTTAGCATCAAACTCTGTTGTTTCAGGCATAGGCATCTCTCTCCATTGAAAGTCATAGTTTTTACGCACTAGATTATGTATGTTCCAAGTCATAATCTTTCCATTGTATTCTGTAAGATAAATAAATTTCTTTGTTTTCTCTACTGATTTAACAATGTTCTTTTCAAACTTAGATTTCTCTATAATCCAACTACTATATTCTTTATCTCTTGATTTTATTTCTACAATGTAGTTATCGCCTTCTGCATCACAAGAACAAAACTGATCTTCACATTCAACTAAGTTAAGGTCAGGATATAACTCATTTAACTTGGCAATTATCTCTGCCTGTGTCATATTATTTTTTCCCATATTTTTAACAAATCTTCATTAACATCACAACCCCAACCTTTTCTACCTAATTTTTCTGCTGTAATTAATGAAGAAGCAGTACCACACATAGGATCAGCTATTAAATCTCCTTTGTCAGTAGTAGTAACTATTAATCGCATTAATAATTCTTGTGGTATTTGATTTACATATAATTGTTTGTCTTTACTAACATTCTTAACCATATTTATTTCCCACCAATTATATAAATGAGTACCTGTCCTACCTGCTTCAATAAGTTTTTTTATTCTCTTATCATCAGGATTTTTATATGGTTGTGTAAGTCTATCCATATAAACTTTAGGATTTTCTTTAGCTAACCATAATACAGTTCTATGTGCAGTAGTAAATTTTCTTTTACTATGACCAATGTTAGATGGATATACCCAACTTATCCATTGATGTACATTCCATCTACTATCTTGTATAGGTTTATACAATTCAAATATTATCTCTGGATAATTAATTAAGAACAATGAACTGTCATCATTACTACTATCGTAAGCTAGTTCAAGTACATCATAAATCATATTTCTATAATCTTCAGGGTGTAAGTTGTCATTAACTTTTCCCTTGTAATTAAATCCTATGTTGTATGGTGGGTCTATTATAAATGTTTGTACATTATCTATTGGTAACTCGTAAGAGTAATCACTAATAATTAGTTCTACATTGTCGTTTGCTACTTTATTAGTTATCATTCTTCTTCGCCAAACATTTCTATCCAACACTTAGGATGTGTGCCTGTAATCATCTGTTCTCTTAAATCTTTATCTAAAGACTTAACTGCATCTTGTATGTGCATACCTTGATGAAGATAAAACATTTCCTGTGTAAATATTTCTACAGTTCCTGTTTGTTTACAATGTAAACACTCTTTAGTTTCAACAACATACTTATCTCCATTCTCAAAGTCATATATCTTATCTATTACTTTCATCAACTCTCCTTATCATTTCCCTACACAGTATGCAGTAGTCATCTTTAATATGACTAGGCATACCATATATATCATATTCGCCTACACCACAACTCTTGCAGTTCAAAACAAATAATCCTGTTCTTGTTTTTTGTTTGTACCTAAATACTTATGACATACTCTTGTGTTTTTACTGTTAGGATTTAAGTCATCATCAATAACTTTGTATTGTTCTGCACAATAAATTCTGCCCTGTTGGTCGTAATATGTCATCTTGCTAATAGGACAATCAAATGTTCTTTTGCATTTTGTATCTTCTTGACTTGCATAAAATTTTATTTGTTCATCTGTAAGTTCATACTTACCTTTAATTTTTTCAAGCCAAGCTGGTACTTGTATCTTTTCTACCACTCAATTACTTCTCCACAACCCTCGTTACTACCATAGTTAGAACAAACAAGCGTAGGTATCTTTCCATACTTTGCAGGATCACTAGCTTTCTTCTCACTATTATCTTCTACATACTCACTTGACTTGCAGTTATCACAAGTTATCTTATCGTTATCTTCTTTCACTACTACTTCCTTTACTTCTGCACTTATACCTGCATCTTCTAATGTATCTACAATGTCTTTTTGATTAATTGCTACTTCAAAAAAAGCATAGAACATTTCTTGTTGGTCATCTGTCCATTTCTCTACATCAGTTTCAGCACCTTGTTCTACTGTTTGTTGATATGCAGTTTTCTTTGCGTTAGCTTTTTTGTCTGCACTATCGTTAAAGGTTTCTATAAATATATTTAAGTTATCAGCTACCTTAACTTCTGCACCTATATCTTCTGCAAACTTCTCTGCACTTTCAACTGTTGTTTTAGCTACACTAACTACATCTTCCTCTACACCTGCGTAATGTTCTTCCTCTGTTACGCCACCTGTCCAAAGTTCTAGTCCTATACCAAAACGCATACAACATCTCTTGATACCATCACTAACTGCTAGTTTTAATACTTCGCTTTCAGTAATGTTCCTGGATATAGCGTGTGTATCTACATCACCAACTTCTTCTACAACGCCTAAGCCCTCAATTTCTAATCTACAAACTGCACCTACAACTGCGTTGTCTTTATCTCTAATAATTTCTTTAATTAGAAAGTTGTACTGTCCACCTACAACATCTACTAATCGTTGTGTGTATAAGTGGTGTGGTACATACGATCCAAACTTTCCCTTTGGTGCTTGTTTAACAACATCTTTTGGAAAGTTCTTTGTTAATTTTTTAATTGTCTCTTTGTTCATTTATTTCTCCTGTTCTTGTGCCTACATTGTAGTTGTTTTATATGACAATTTCTATTACTATGAAAGAAAACGATATGTGATTATTCATAGTTGTTTCCTTTCTGGAATAGCACTCTAGCAATAGAGTGCTATTTTGTTTCCCTTACTTCTGCTATTGAAAACACTTGCATATTTAATGACTTGTGTATGTGATCTAACATATCTTGTGTATGTTCAATAGCTTTATCTTCTGTATCTGTTGTAACATACTTTGTGCCTACAACATTAACTCTATACTTTTTCATTATGGTTTTTCCCCTGTCATTTGTTCATAACATACTTCATCTAAGCACTCTAGCTCTTGGTGTTCTAAGCAGTAATCTTCTGCGATCTCTACATTAAAACGATAATTACCTACATACTTTAACCCTGCACCTGTCTTGTAATTCATACTTTCAACTATGTGCATAGCATCTTGTTCATTTCTTGCTTTAACTATATTCTCAGCTAAATCAACTTCTTGATATACATTAACTTTATATACTTTCATTACTTCCCTTTCACTATATTATGGATCATTTGTCTAGTTAAATTAGTTATCTCTGCTAACTCAATAGCTGAATAACCAATACCATACAAATTCTTTATTGCTACATTTCTTATATCTATAAACTCCTGGCCAATAATTTTAAGATTATGTAGTTCTTTCATACTTTCATCTAACACTTTGCGATAATTAAACTCTGTTTGTTTATCTACACTATCGCTTATGTTCTCTTGTGCTTTAATCAAGAGATCGTTTAGTTCATCTTCCATTATTCTTCTTCCTCTACAGGTGTTAGCTCATCATATTCTTCATCATAAGAAAAGTTTTCGTTTAACCAATCGCTATGATAATGATATAATTTACCATTACTATCAGACACAATAACTTCGTGTATAAAATATTCTTCTTCCATTATTCTTCCCTATTCTTTCTGCTTATAGCTTATAAAAAACTATCAGCTTTTTTAACTACCACTATGTAAATGCCTTTCATATTTTGTTGATCCACAATCTCTAATCTATTACCCTCTATAAAATGCAACACTTCTTTTGTTGTCATAAATGGTTTTAGATTATTGTTGTAGTTTACAAATATCCACCTACAATCTAGTGGTAAATTTAGTCTCTGTTTTAATACCATACTCTTAGTATAACTAACTTTACAATAACTGTAAAGGTTATTTGCCTACACTTTCTTTACTATATACATTGACATAACAATAATGACATATATCTAAGTCATCTATGTAATGTGTTAGTTCTTTACAATAAATACAATTAAACATTATTTGCCTACACTTTCTATATACTTTGGTAAAAAGTTTTTACCTACAACTTGCTTGTGTAATCTCTTAGATTCTTTAAGAGTTGTTACATTAAAGTTACGATTAAGAATATTTACTAATTGATCCTTAGTATCTTTATCATAACTACTTTCATTGATACAATCTTCTAATACTTCTAAGAAGTTATTATGAAAAACTGTATCGCTTGATTCAAAGTATTCTGTTCTTTTCATTTGATTAACCTACACTTTCGTTAAAGAATTTATGTGTGTAATCTTCATCAATATTGTTATAAGCAATATCACAATTCCAACACTTAATTTCTTGTAATTTATTCTTAAATTTATCATATAGTTTGTTAGTAATTGCCCCTGTTTCTTCGCAATTATCACAATCTACATAATCTATATTTATATTATTCATTGATTAACCTTTCTGTTTATTAACCTACCTAAATTATAAGCCTACATTATATTTATTGTCAAGTATTATTTACTTTACGCTACATTGTCAATAGTTGTCGTAAAGTTATTTACCTACACTTTCGTTAGTCTTACCAACATAATGAATACTCGGCATATATCTATTATTTGTTAGTGAATAATAGATTCCTACTACTCTTTCAGGATATTCATAATTTTCTACATATCTTTTAGCTAATTGATCGGCATAGTCTTTACCTAAATTAGTTGTAAAAGTAATTGAATTTACAAGTTTTAATTTTATACCCTGTAAATCTTTATTATCTTCATATGTTTCAAAGTTATATTTGTAACCCCAATTATTTTTATTCATTTGATTAACCTTTCTGTTTAAAGTAGATAGCCTACCCAAATCTTTATCATTGGATATATATTTAAACTACCTACTTTAATTATTATCTTTCTAAAGTATATTGTAATACCTGTTTTACATTATGCAAGTTATTTGCCTACATTATATTTACCTACACAATAGAAAAAACCAGGTAATCTAAAGGGGATAAGATCACCTGGTTTAATCTCTAGCTATTTATTAGCTATAATTTAACTTGATTTAATAATTCACGATCGCACATTAAAATTAATTCTTCGCACTCATCACAAGTAAAAGACTTATTTAATTGTAATTCGCTAATAAATAGCATATTAAAACTATTGCAATTATTACAGTCTATTTCTAAAACTTTCATTATATAACCCTTACAATACTCATATTATGTGATATGAATTTTGTATTCAAAATACAATCTTCATTTTCTTTTAGATACTCTAAGACCTCTTGGAAAGTGTCTAACTCTACATTGTTGCTATAAGTAGAATAACCACCCCAACCAATCTGTTCATCTTCATCAAATAAATTAGTATCTTTATAAGTTTTATACAGTTCTTTTTCTGTATATATTCCTATGGTATCTTCCCACCAACAACAAAATTGTGGTTCTTCCCAATCGTATTGTTTATCCATTACTTACCCCCTTTAATGTAATATTTTTTGTTTAATTTATCTACAAGAACGCCACTTAATAACCAGCTAAACGCTATTAATAAGACTAATAAAAATATACTAAACATAATTAAAACCCCCTTTTAATAAAGTCTTTATAATTTTTATTTGTACATTTTTTGCATACATTATGAACGCTTAAAAAATAATCTTCAGCGTTTAATTCTGTCTTGCATTGATCACAATTCATTTAATTAACCTACTTTCTTTCCTAGTATCTTTTAAATACCATTAACGCCACTAAGTTACTAATGGCGTTTATGCTATTTATTTAAAATCTTTAAATATTTCTTGCAATAATTCCATATTGTCATCAATAGCTTTTTCATTTATTAACTCGCCTGATTTAAACACATTTGCTAAATCTTCAGCATTGTTTATATCTTTCATTTAATCAACCTACTTTCTTTCCTGGTATCTTATAAATACCATTGACTCAACTAAATTAATAATTGAGTCTATGCTATTTATATATAATCTAATGTTTCAAAATCATAACCAAAAGAATTATAAATAAATTTTTCTAATGTTTTATTTTGATCTTCATTAGTTTCCATTGTTACCCATTGAGTCCCCCAGTCTTGATATTGAGGTGATACGCTTATTAGTTTATTATCTTCATCTAATACTATTTGTATTCTATAAGCTGGACCACCCCAGCCAATAAGATAATTAATTATTGTTTCTTTAGATATTGAAAGACCATAATTAAATATTTCTTCTTGTCTTTCTTCATCATCTTTTATATTTAATATATCTTTCATTGAGTCAATAACATTATTTGAATATTCTTGACCTTGTTTTTTTGTTTGATTATCCATTATCATTATTCCTTTCTTTAACCAATAATCTTAATTGATGTCTGTACTCATTAACATTGCTAGTAATAAATTCATCTATTAATTTATTATTTAGCTTGTCATATTCTTCTTTTATTAAATAAGGCTTAATTAATTCTAAACCTTTTTTAATATCTTCTAGTTTTTTATTTTCTTTCATTTATTCCCCTTTACAAATATATCAAAAGTATTTTGATTAACCTCTTGAATTATTTTTTTAATTACTTTTTCACTTATTAAATTTAATTCCCACTCACTAAATACAATATTGCTAGGTAAATTTTTAACAATTTCTGTATTAGTGATAGCTATTAAATTATTTTTATTTATCATTATTCCCCCACCTCACATAATCTTGAACACTCAAAATATGTATATCTATAATTTTCTAATGGTGTTTCGCAATAACTACAATTCATTATTCCCCCTTATTATCCGATCCCAATTCATATTCTACTAATATACTTTGTAACTCATCAATTAAATCTTCTTCGGTATAAATACCATTTACTAATTCAATTAATTTATTTTTAATTACTTTCATAATTTCCCCTTTATAGTTTGTAACATTCATTATACATATTATAGAAGTTATGTGAAGTATTTCTTTTTATTTCTTTTATTGGTTAATGAAATACCTGGATCGTAACTGGAT